CGAGCTTTTACCGTGTTATACGGGTTGCTGCCTCCTTCTTTCCCAAAGCGTAATGGATGATTATACTTTGGAACCCACCCATCACTACGTCCTAGCTAAGGGGTCTCATTTAATTGACGCACTCCACCTTCGGCCCGCAAAGCCGGGGTCAACCACTAGTGAAGATGTACTCTCATCCAACTTCCAAGATCCTAACCTCCGTGAGATCGCAAAATACGGGGGTTACTCTACATATTCGTCTAACTCTAACACTGATCCGTGGGTTAGAGAGACGTTAAAACTATTTTCTCGAGACACTTACGAGGATATCCGTGGTTTTACTCGTCGTCCGCAAGGAACTCCAGGCATGTACAGTGCTCTAGGTAAGTTTGCAGGCGAGAAAAACACATTCGATTGTTTGTCTACTAGTCAACAGGCGGCCATGCGCCGTTCAATTTCTAAGGCTAAGAAGGCATTCAAGCTACCGTATAAGCGAGAACCTTTAGACTGGCATGAGGTAGGTCAATTCCTGAGGCGTGAAACGTCTGCGGGTGCTACTTTTATGGGGAAAAAGAAAGGTGACGTGATGGAAGATATCTATCACGAAGCAAGGTGGCTTGGACATCGTATGAAACAGGATGGTAAGGCGAGTTTCGATCCATCCCGGATGAGGTTCCCTCCTTGTCTGGCAGGCCAGCGTGGGGGTATGTCCGAACGTGACGACCCTAAAACGCGCCTGGTATGGATTTACCCTGCTGAGATGTTGGTAGTGGAGGGTTTCTACGCCCCCCTAATGTATCGTGACTTTATGAACGACCCAAACTCACCAATGTTAAACGGGAAGAGTGCGCAGCGTCTGTACACCGAATGGTGCTGCAAACTAAGGGAAGGGGAAACACTATATGGAATCGACTTTTCTTCGTTCGATACAAAAGTACCAGCGTGGCTAATTCGTGCCGCATTCGATATTGTTCGTCAGAACATAGAATGGTCAACCTTTCAGGGTAAGCCTGTGAGTAAGGTTGAGGCACAGAAGTGGCGGAACGTCTGGGATGCCATGGTGTGGTATTTTATAAATACACCCATACTTATGCCGGACGGACGTATGTTCCGTAAATACCGGGGTGTTCCCTCCGGATCATGGTGGACCCAGATTATCGACTCGATCGTGAACCACATTCTAATCGATTATCTGGCAGACTGCCAAGAAGTAGAGATCCGAAACCTGAGGGTGCTGGGCGATGACAGTGCGTTTCGCTCGGGTGACCAGTTTGACCTGGAAACCGCTAAAGTGGATTGCGAGCCTACCGGAATGGTCATAAAACCTGAGAAGTGTGAGAAGAGTACTGATCCAAATCAGTTTAAACTCTTAGGTACGACCTACCGTTCGGGTCACGTCTTCAGAGAAGACGATGAGTGGTTCAAACTCGCTCTCTACCCTGAATCTAGCGTATTCAACCTCGATATATCGTTTACTCGATTAATCGGCCTGTGGATAGGTGGAGCCATGTGGAGCCGACGATTCTGTGAGTTCATGGACTACTACCAAAGTAGTTTTCCAGTTCCCGAGGAGGGGTGGTTCTCCAAGGATCAGAAACGTTGGCTTGAAGTGATCTACTCAGGCAAAGCACCAAGAGG